CTATTCGGCGTTGCCGGCCACCAATCCATGGGCACGAAGCGCCTCCAGCACCAGCGAAAGCGCCGTGCGCGCTTCGACGTCCACGACCATCCCGCCGCTTGGGCCGGCGATCGCGGGGCGTCGTCCACCAACCACCTGGTCTCCCCCCACCATCAGGCGCGTGCCGTGCACGTCGCCGGTGACCCAGCCACCCCCCAGCCACCGCACGGGAAGCCCGTCGCTGCGACACCAGAGCAGCATGCCTTCGCAACCGCGAAGAAAACGCCAGCCGCCCTCCGTCCAGGCCGCGATGCTACCCGCCTGCCCGGCCCAGGCATCGACTGGTGCCCCGCCGAGGATCCAGCATTGGCCGGCAGCCGGTGCGTCGGGCGGCTGGTTGCGCCCAACCTCCTCCACCGCCGGGTGCAGCAACAGGTCGAGCGCCAGCAGGGCCTCGTTGTGCGTCATCTCCTTCTGCGCCTGTCCGGCATGAAGCATCGGCAGCGCCAGGCGAGCGGTCGTATCGATCATGGGAACCTCGCGTCAGCAAAGGGTCAGAACGGCGGGAGCGGAGATGCCGTGGGTGCCGATCTGCCGCACCTCGATCCGGCAGGCACCGGACGCGCGTTCGGGCGGCAGGGTCAGCCGAGGCACCGAGCAATCGATTGCGGTCGCGCTGCCGTCGGCGCGCAGCACGCGCACCGCATAAGCTTCCGCATCCTCGCCCAACGGCACCTCGACGCCATCGCGCCACTGCCAGCCGGAGCGGCTGCGTCGAACCCACGCGATCTGCAAGGCGCCGTCGGCAAGGGCGTTGCCTCTCAGGTGCACGGGCAACGGCGGAAGGCGCCACTTGCCCGTGACGTCCACCTCCGCGGACACACCTTCCGAACCATCGTCGATCCCTATCGCACGCAGCCGAAGCCCGGCGCCATTGCCGCTGCGGCGGGGCTCCAGGGTGCGCAGCGCGTCGGGACGGATCAAGGCGAAGCCATCGCCCACCCGCTGGCTGCCGATCGCCGCCTCGGTGCCGCGTCGACCGCGCCACAGCCGTCGCAATCGCCAGCGCCTGGGCGCAACCTGCACGGCCTCCCGGAACTGGAGCAACTCGTCGCCCACCATCGCCAAGTTCGCGCCCAGGTCGAGCGCCGCACCACTGGCCCCCGCCAGCATCATTGCGTCGTGCGGGAAATCCACTTCCAGGGTCGAACGCCGATCCTCCACCGTCGCCGGAACCGCTTCGGGAACCGTCACGAGCGTCCCCAGAACGGCGGGTGCCGCAGTGCCGCCGGCCGCTTCCCAGCTTTGGCCTGCATCCTCGCTCACCAGCAGGGCGGCGCGGCGCCAGCCCGGCAGCATCCCCGAAGCGAGCACTGCCACCTGCGCCACCTCCATCGTGCGCTCGTCGATCGGGGGCAGTTCGAACGCCATCAGGCGCGTGGGCCCGTGCAACGTATCGGGAGCGAGAGTCCCCCGCCCACCCGAAGCCGCACGCGCAGGGATCGCCGCGCCGACGATCCGCTTCAGGTCGAGCGTCAGCACCATGTGTTCGAGCGTCCAGCCATGCACCCGCCACTGGCCGGGTTCGCCCTCGATCTGCACCCGGTCCCCCGGGACGATGCCGGCGTGGCTCCAGTCGAGGCACACCCGCCGCGTTTCCCGCGCCAGGTCCAGCGCGTCGACGGCACGCGCGGCGAGCCCGCGCGCATGCTCGGGAGCGATCACGGCCGGCAGCTCGATCCGGACGCCCCGCCCGGTCGCACCGGATCGGACGGCACGCTGAACCCCGGTCTGGTAGTCGCGCGCCGCCTCATAATAGCCGATCGTCACCTCGGCGGGCGCCTTGTCGCTCGCCGCGATCGTCCGCACGCCCCGGCCGGGCCCCGCCCCATCCACGCGTGCAGCCAGGTCTCCGATGGTGGTCGCGCGACCAGCGTCCGCCCGCACCCCGTCCTGGCCGATCCAATAACCCGCCGGCGTCAGCAGCGTTTCCACCGCCGCGCGCACGCTGTCTCCCTGTGCCGAATAGCCGACCAGCGGCAGTGCCCCCTCGCCGGCACCGATCCTGCCGCCGCTCAGTTCCTGGATCACGGCGCCGGCAGTCACCGGCTCCGGGTCGGCGTCTACTTCGAAGGTCAACGACGGGATGCGATTGCCGAAGTCGGCGAGTTGCAGCCCCTCGAACACCGCATAGGCGCAGCCCCGATGTGCAGGTGCCAGGCCGGGTCCCTCCACGGCCGCGATCAGCGGATCCGGCTGCTGCGTCTCGTCCCCCGGATGCAGGCGAAAGCCGGTCTGCGCCTTCCAGTCGCCGGCCGCGCCCCTCAACAGCTTGCCGTCCGCCCAGATCCGCCGGACGCCCTGGATCGGACGCCCCGACAACAGCACCGCGAAATTCGCCGAATAGCTGTAGCGCGTGACGCTCGGCTGCCCCTTGCCCGCGCTGTCGCTGCTGCGCGTCTCGACCAGTTCGGTCGCCCAAATCACGGATCCCGCCACCCGCATGGTCCCGAACACCCGCGGGATCTGGGTCGCATAGGATGAGGTCTGCACCGCGAGTTCGGTGAGCCGCGGGCCTTGCCGTCCCTTGGCGCCCCACAGGCTGCCGTCCACGGCCCGGCCGAGCGTCGCTCCCAGCGCCGCTCCGATCGGCCCGCCCACCGCTCCGCCGACCACCGTCAGCACCAGCGTCGCCATCAGCCCTCTCCTCCTTGCCAGCGCCACGTTCCCACCACCGGAAAGGGCGGCACTCCCGGACGCTCGACCACGCGCCGCAGCATTGCGTCTGCGTGGATCACGCCGTCCTCGCTCAGGATCGCCAGGTGCAGCTGGCCCGCACCCGGCCGGAGCAGCACCACGTCGCCCGGTTCGCCATCCGCGATCGGCACCAGGCCCGCTGCGCGCAGCAGGGCTTCGGCCTTCGCGACGTCGCCCGAGCGAAGCGCGTAATCGGCAGGCACGCTCCCCGGATGCCCGTCCGCTGCCAGCGCCACGGCCACCAGGCCCACGCAGTCGAGCCCCAGCGCAGGGTCGCGCCCATGCAGGCGGAACCGGCTTCCCACCGCCCGCCGCGCCCCCGCGACGATCCGCAGGTTGCCGCTCATGCGCCGGGATAGCGGGTGAGCAGGTCGATCCCCGGCAGATAGGGCTCGCCGCGGAAATTGACTGCGTTGGCGAAGCGCCCGGCACAGGTCTCCAGCCTCTTGTCGCACCCTTCGACCAGCTCCAGCAGATCCCCTCCGGCGACGGGCAGCGGCGGCACGCGCTCCAGCGCCAGGGTCGCGCCATCGGACGCGGCGATCGCCGACTCCAGCCCCGCATTGGCGCCGCCGAACCAGCGCAGTCGGCCTGCGCCATAGGCATCCGCGGTCGGCTCCACCCGGTCGAGCGTCAGCTGCCGCCCTTCCGATGCGACCACGCGCACAAACCGCCGCCTGCTCCCCATGGGGACGCGGCAGCGCCGATCGCCCAAGCGCGCTCGGCACCCGGGTGAGGTCTCCTCCACCACCGCCTGTTCCAGCGCGAACGCGGCGCCACGCAGCTCCGCGGAGAATGCGCCGTCCGCCGTCTCGACCGCGCCCAATCGCCCCTCACCCAGCAGCAGCCGTTCCGTGGGCCTTGTCCAGTCGACCGCGAACACGGCGATCCGCGCGCCATCCCATCGCCCGGCGAGCAAATCGGTTTCGCCGATCGCGTCCATGCTGAGGGGCCCGCTCGCCTCCATGTCGTCGGCATCCATCCGGTCGCCGCGCCGGATGGCGGACGGGGTCATGCCCGGCGCGGCGCGATAGCGCAGGCCCTCCACGGTCACGTCGCGATCATGCGCCGTCAGCCCGATCGTGACGCCGTCGATACGCTCCAACCGCCAGCACAAGGTGGTCGTCGTGAGGGGACCCTCGAGCCAGCCCGTCATGCCTCGCGCACCTCGATCAGCGGCACCGAAGGTGCGGCGCCGGCCAGGAAGGTCGCCCGGTTCACCGCCAGCCGATCCTCGGCAAAGCGCACCGGCACGTCGAAGTGGAACCCGGCCGTCACCACCGCTCCGCGGTTCGGGGCAAGATCGAGTGCGACGATCCCGCCGGGATCGAGCGAGAAGCCGTGCGTCTCGATCCCGTCCACGGCCACCCGGACGCTGCCGGCCACCGGCCGTGTGATCCGCCGCGCCACCTCGCCATAGTGCTTGAGGAGCGGGAAACGCGTGGTGATGCCGTCGCCGACCCCGATTGGCTGGTCTCCGGGGCTTACCTCGTCGCCGGAACTATTGTCGAAGGGGTCCGTCAGGCGGAACGCGCGCGCCGGCCCCATCCGCGCGCGGAAGAACGCGAGCAGCGTCGCGATGTCCGCTTCGGATCGCACGCCCGGCCCGACATCGTAGCGGGTCCGCGGCTGCGCCCAGTCCGCGTTCCGCTTCTCGGCGCCGCCCGCGCTGGTGACGATCGCGGTCGACAGTTCCGGCGCCACCTCCGCCTCTCGCCCCAGCGCCAGCGGAAAGCGCACGTCGTCGAACGCCTGCATCGCATCCTCCCCCTCGTCGAAATGCACGAAGCCGTCACGGATCACCTGCGGCAGTGCCCAGATGAAAGTCGCCGCCACGCCCCGCGCGCATGCCGTTTCCGCGGCCCGGTCGATCGCCTTCCACTGTCCGGCATCTTCGGGCCGCAGCACGAAGCCGGCGAAATACTGCTGGCGCTCGGGCGGATAGCCCAGCCGCGCCTCGGCCGCCGCGATCCCGCGCGCGGTCGCCGCGACATTGCCGACCGCCGCCCAGTCGTAATCCTCCAGCTGGAGCACGTTGAACGCGGGTAAGGCCCAGCCGATCGGCAGGTTCGCGCGCTTGAGTTCGGGCGCGGCGACATCGAGCACCGTCGGCAGATAGGCGAGCAGCAGCGTCTCCGCCTCCGGCGCCACCTCCCGCACCGCGTCCGTCAGCGCAGCCGTCGACGCCGCCAGCACCGCACCGGCGCAGTCGAGCAACGCCGTCTGCGCATCGTCGAGCGGCCCTCGCACGCTCGGGATCTCGACCGGGTCGAGCAGCGCCTGCGCGGCCGCGTCGTACAGGCACGGCCGTCCGTCCGGCATCACCCACCACCACGGCTCCCCCACCTGGAACCGCACGGCAAGCCCCGCCTCGCTCGCGAGCCGCACGAAGGCCTGCGCCACCTGCTGAAGATAGGCCATTGCGCCGCCATGCGCCGGCGAGAGCAGCGCCGACGGCGGCTCCCACCCGGTCAGTGCCGGCGATCCATCGCCTGCGCGCTGCTTCCAATCGCCCCAGCAATGCTGGTCGAGCAGCTCATAGGACAGCGACCAGATCACGCCATAGCCGAGCGCCTTGGCCTCTGCGGCGAAATGCCGGTGCCACGCCACGCACGGCGTGTTGAGCACGCCCCCTGCCAGGCTCGCGTACAGGCCCCCGCCGTTCGCCTCGAGCCGGAAATAGTGGCTCATCCCGACATAGTGGACGATGCTGCCGCGATACCCCAGGTGCAGCGCGTTGCGCAGCAGCCGGGCGGGCGTCAGGTGGTAGCTGTCGTCATAGCCGCTCGCGATCGACAGGCCATGTTCGGGCAGGATCGGCGCTCCGATCGCCAGCACCGAATCCGGCCCGTCGCAGGCGATCTCGGACAGCTCGACCCAACCTTCCGCCGGCCCCTGCAGCAGCGCGTCCTCGCCATCATAGTCCGGCGCCACCAGAGACACGAACATGCGGTCGACGTCCCCCGCCCACAACGGGTCCGCATCCGTGGGAAGCTCGAACCCGCCGATCGCAGTGGCGAAGTCGATCTCCACCACCGCGTCCTCTGGCGTGCCGGAGGCGTAGTTCCACAGCCGCACATACCAGGCCCGCGGTGCGCCGGCAGCGTCACGCCCCTCGATCGTCAGCACCGGCCCATGCACCGCGTCCAGCGGTCGCACCCCGCCCGATCGCCAGCGGAAGCGCAGGCGACACCGGCGATAGTCGCGCTCGGTCGCGTAGCCGAGCAGCGGGTGGTCGTGCCGGTCCTCCGATTCCCAGATCAGTCCCGCCAGATCGTCCCTGCGGTAGAAGACCGCATCGATCCGCAGCGCATCGGGCGCCGTCGACACGACCGAGGCCATCAGCGGCCGCGGAAAATTCACCGTCCAGAAGCGCGGGTCGAAGCGGGTGAGCACATCCTCCGCCTGCACGGTCCGCGTGCGCGCCAGCCAATATCCCATCGAGCCCTCCCGCTCAGTCGAGGTCCACCAGCGCAGCCTTCACCGCGCGCGCGACCTGCCGGCTCGATTGTGCCAGCGCGCGCGGGGCGTCTCCCGATCCGGCCTGGACCGAGATCGCAATGCGCACGTCCCGCCCGCCGCCGGCCTGTGGTGCCACCACGCTGCCGCTGCTGGTGGGCACGAACAGCTCCGGTCCCCGCTCGCCGACCCAATAGGGCCGCTGCGGACTGACCGGGCCGCCCGTGGCCCGCCCCGGCGCCCCCGACAC